CCACCGAACCCGATACAGAAGGTCCAGATCATCACCAGCCAGTAGGGGAGAGCTTCCTCAATGGTTGCCGGCTTCAGGCCGGAGCCTGATATCAGAGCCAGCACTCCGACAACGCCCAGGTACAGGGCGAGAGGAACCTCAAACGGACCCACAGCAAGAGCACGCCACAGACGGGACGGAGGCTTGTGCCTCCGCAACCAGATCATGTGACGCACCGCAGGGTCACGACTGCGACCCCGCCGAACTGCTTACCGCCAGCAGCAGGAGAGACCGTCTGCTGGAACTGCGTCCGCTCGATGTATGCCTGGCGCTGCTCGCCAGTGTTGAAGTCCTGGAAGGTGACGATCCCGGAGCCACGCTCCAGCTCCTCGAGAGCGCTGAGGCGTTTCCACGCCCAGCCCTGGTGACCATAGTCCTGGCCCCCGATGTTCTCCACGTCGTAGCAGCCCAAGGGAATCTGGATCATCCGCTGACGGTCAGGCGCAGGAAGCGCCTTGACCTGATAGCCCAGCAGTACCGGGTCAGCATCGGTGGCAGTGCCACCCGTGTGCTTCAGGGTGAACCTGAACGCGATGACCTCGGTGGAACCGATGGGCGGGATGGTGACGGTTGCCTCGGTGTACTGGTCCGGCCCCAGGGTTGCCAACGGCTGCACCGTTCCGTCCTTGCGGACGAGAGACACAGACACAGAGCCGGTCGTGCCCTTGGCGCGGACGCTGACAGTACTGAACACCTTGGGCTCCAGCACGCCGAAGCGGTGGAACCCTGTCTGCACGTACCCCTCGGACTCGATGGTCCTCGAGACGGGGACCTCGTTCTCCTCCACCTTCCAAACACCCTCGGAGTTCCAGGTGAGCAGAGTGCGGAAGCCGACGTTGGTCCAGCCAACGGAACGCCCCTCGTCATCGCCTGCAAGGTCGATACGGCGTGTGGAGAAGGCCGGCGTCAGGGGCGCAGTGAACTCAGCCATGTTCAGGTCGATGGCAGTGAGACTGTCCTCACCACGCATCCTTCCCACCAGGCGCACCAGATCCCGCGTGACTCCCATGTAGAGGGAGCCGAGTGTGGGAGAGCCAAGGCCGGAGATGATCTCCGGGCCGAGAGTCAAGCTGCCGTTGCCCTGGTCCTGGGCGATGCGAACACCACCGAATCCCTGGATGACGAGGTAGCCCATGTGCCAGGCGAGACCCTGGACGACACGCTTGTTCGGAAGCTGCGCAGCCACACGCGGAGAGGTGACCGTGGGCACGACACCAGAGGTGTCGAGTTCGATGGCGTAGACACGATCCTCGAGCCCTACGTACACAGGCCCCGGTCCGTCAATCACCGTCATGGAACCGAGCTGTGTGGTTGGCCCACTCCAGAAGGCGTCCGTGGTCAGGGTGATCGACTGTCCCGGAGCGTCGGAGAACGAGTACCAGCGACCGTTGCTGTCCACGGCGAAGATACGATCCTTCGCCCAGAACACACGCCAGAACTGTCCGCTGCTCGTGAGAGTGGCGATGGTGGTGATCGTGAGTCCATCAAGGCTCACGCTCTTGATGACGCCGTTCTCGATGACCAGACATCCGCCAGGCGGATAGTCGCACATGTCGTTGATGAACGAGCCGCCAGTGAGGCCGGCGACAAGGGTGAGAGAGGGGACGGACAGGTCCACCCGGTACACGTCCTGGTTCCAACCCTCAGCGTTGCCTGCGGCGAACGCGATGGTCTCCGAGCGCGTCCCCACGATCTTGTTCATGGGAGTGGCAGAGATCTTGGTCAGAGCGCTGCTGAGGCGCACCTCACCTGGAGTCCAGGGGTCACAGTTCTCGCCGCTGTTGTAGCGGCCCGCGATGGTGTCCTCGCCCAGCAGCTCGTAGTAGGTGATGCCCTCGCCACGGTGGAACGTGAACTGCCCACGGGTCCACCAACCAGTCAGGGACTGGTCGCCGGCCTGCTGCGAGACATCAATCTGCTGAGTGCGAAACTCAGCGGTCTCCCTGGCATAGGGACGGTTGTCGTTAGGCACGACAACGAAGGGCAGACCCGCAATGGCAACGTCGTAAGGCACACCTTGCGGGACGTAGATCCCGCCAGTGCTCGAGAGGTCGTACGGAGAGATTGGGCCTACGACTTCGCCAACGGTTTCAGTGGTCACGGCATGTACACCGCCATCCACATGACAGTGAGGGACACCGTTGCCGCCGTGTCGTTGACGTGCCTGACGCTCACCGTGACAGACGATGGGCCTGCACCCGTGGCACAGGTGGCAAGGTACGCCGAGGAGCCGGCGACATTCACGAACACGACGGGTGCGCCTGGGAACGGCTGGGGGTAGGTGAGCACGGCTGACCCCGACGAAGCCGGGGAGGTGACGTTCACCGTCATCGTCCCTGTCTGGATGTAGGGAACCCGCCAGCCTGCCGTGGTGAGAGCTGCCTGAGCGGTGAGAGCACCGCCGACTGTCGCAGCGCCCGTGACGAGCAGTGCGTCATTGACCTCCACAGCGCCAGCGCTGGACGAGACCTGCCCCTTGAGATCGACGTTGCCGTCAATCACCGGGCTCGTGATGGTCTTGTTCGTCAGCAGTTGAGTACCAGAGGTCGTCACCAGCGAGGACGGGAACGTGTTCCCACTCGTGAAGTCCTTGCCCGTGACAGCCTGAGCACCAGTGGTCTTCACCACAGACGACGGCAGGGTGTTCGTGGGAGAGGTGAGATCCTTGTTCGTCAGCGTCTGCGTGTCGGTGGTACCGACAACCGCACCCGACACACCGTGGACGCTCGTGGCGTCCATGTGGAGCTGCGGCTCACGGAAGTCACTGGCGGAGTGGTCGTGAGACACCGGGGCACCGACACCGTGCGAGACGGCAGCAGTGCCGTCCTGACCACGGACGACAGTGAGGTTCACACCGGAAGCCGCGACGACCGTCACAACCTCCAGCGTGGGCATCCCCTTGTCGATGGTCAGCGTGTAGGGGAACGCAACGGGCAGACCAGTCGCCGTATTCAGCGTGACGCTGGTAGCAGAGTTCGTGATCCCCGAAGCCAAGGCCCCGCCTGCGTAGAGGTTGGAGTAGTTGCGAGCCATCAGTTACCTCGGGTCGTGTTGATAACGGGCTTCCAGGTCTGGCGCTGACGGCGCGCTTCCTGCTGCACCTCGAGCTGGAACATCTGCTCCAGTTGCGTGGACAGGGACATGGCAGTGCCAACCCGCTGATCCGGGTTGTCGGCAGCGATGTTGAGCTGAGTCGTGCCCAGGAGGACGCGAGCAGCGTCAGCGAACTTCAGGAGGTAGGCGACAGCGCCACACAGGATGCCCTGGAGAAGGGACTCGTTCAGCCCCGTCTGCTCCCACACGTCCACACCAGAGTCAGGGTCCACGGTGGGCCTGGTGGCGTACGACACGATGACCGGCTGACCAGGCTGTGCGTAGTCCTCGAAGGTGATGCTGTTAGGCATCGCCGGATCGGTGACCGTGGAGAACCGCCAGCGGTTCAGTTCGATCCAGGGCTGGTGAGCAGCAGTGGACTGCGTGCGAACGTTGAGGACCCGCTCGACCTCAGCCGGCAGGTCGTACTGCCACTTGGACGAGTCGAAGTCGAACGTGTACTGCTTGATCCCGAACAGCGTCGGATAGACGCGGGGGAAGGTGGAGAGAAGAGCGGTACGGATCTGCTTGGCGGTCCACGAAGGACGGATGCGCACGAGCGTCCCAGCGGGGACGGGATTGTCCTGGTCGATGAACTGGCGGGTGCCATTCCAGCCACGGCCACCCGGAAGGATGGCAGTGTTCTGCCCGCCAGGGTTCGTCGTGTCGTGCTGGATGACGTAGATCTGTTCCTTGCCCACCTCAACGACGCCGGCAGAGATGCCGCCAGAATGCGGAGTGGCAATCGACATCGAAGTATCGCTGGGGTACAGGTCGTTGGTCAGGAAGGACATCGGCCCAGGATTGACACCGAACGAGTCCAGCTGCTCGCGGACCAGACCCTCAAGGTCTGCGAATGTAGTCACGCCTGGTACGCCTTACCCATGTGGTCCGACATGATGACTGCGTGCTCCACGTCCTTGCGCTGCGTGGTGGCAGGCTGGATGCCCTGCCGGCGTGCGTCGCGGTAAGCCGCGAGGTCACCATCCCAGGACTTCTCAGTAGTCTTGTCAAGCCCCTGCGAAGCTGCGACCCAGGTAGGACGCACGCTCTTCCTCCGCATGCACTCCCCGTAGGTCGGGCAGTCCTGATAGATGCAACCTGTGCTGCACTTACTCATGCTTCAATCCTCCAAGCAGCCTCAGTTGCGCTGAGGTCCGTAGATGCGGCCAGGGCATTCAGGGCCTCGGTGACCGACAGGCCAACAGACGCGGCCTTGGCGTTCAGTGCTTCACACAGGTCCAGACCTGTGGTTCCCGCCCAAGCGTTCGCAGCCTCCGTTGCCGACAGGTTCGTGGCGAGTGCGAGACGGTTGAGGGAGAACGTCAACGTGTCTCCTAAGTTGCCAGCCATTCCAACCTGCCCTGCCTCGAGTCTGTGAACGCGCAAAGTCATCTAATTTCCACCCAGCTACTACCGTCGTGTGCGAAGCACCGCAGGTGCTTCAGGTTGCCGTTCGCGTCGTAGGTGAACACTGGAAGTGGACGCTTCAGGCAGACGACCCCTACGCGGGAGACCCGGAACCGGGTCTGATCGCCAGGGTCTTGCAGGGCCTCAGCCGTCACGCCATGGATGCGCACCTTCTCCCCGGTAACGACAGCCGTAGCTGTCACCTCGAGACGGTGAACCCTCACTGACTGACTGGCGACTGAGGCTGACAGCCTCTGTACGCGAACTTGCGCCATCAGTCTTCCCAGGTGATCCGAAGCCGCAGTGCGTTCCAGTTCGTGACCGTGGCGATCTCGCCACCAGTCAGAGTGAGAGTCACACGCGACGATGTGGTGGTAGGAGCCGTGGGGCTCCAGGTCTTGCGGACGGTGGCACCCTCGAGCAACTGCACCGTGTACGTGGTGGCAGTAGTAGTGGCAGACACTGAGTGGTCGAGGGCCAGAGAGAACGTCGTAGGCGTCGCCTGGATCGGGTTGAGCTGCACCACCAGGACCGACTGCCCCACAGCGGCAGCCTCTGCGTACGTGCTCGCCAGTTCGTCAGCCAGGGCAGCAGTGACGCTCGCGGCACCACCGACGTTCGTGAACCCCGTGTTGGAGACGACCGAGTTGGGACGGACCGACAGTGCCGGCACGTAGGCCAGCAGGGTGTCAGAGGCCGTGAGACCGTCATCGTCTGTGACCGTGTAGGTGAACTCGTAGACACCGGCAGTGGTCAGCATCGCCGTAGCGCTGTCCGTGGCCGCGTTGTTGATGGTGGGAAGCGAGGCTCCCGTAGGACGGGAGGTGCAAGTCCACAGCCTGGAGACAATAGCCGAGTCGTCGGATGCGGAACCCGTCAGGGATGCAGTGCCACCCGAGGAGACGGTGACATCTGCACCACAGGTCGCGGTCGGAGCAGAAGCTCCGAACCCTCCGATCCATCCCGAGGCGAGTGACTTCGCGCGCAGGTCGGTGTAGTAGACCGACGTGCCACTGGCGCCGCCAGTGAACCGCACCTCCTCCGCACGGTTGACGCTCGTGTTGACCGTCGCACCCGAGTCGTAGGTGAACAGTGGGGTGCCTGTGCCGGTGGAGTCGTAGATGACGTACTCCATGCGACCGTTCGCGGTCGTGGTGCCCTTGGTGATCGCCACCTCCACCCAGTACAGGGTGTTGGTGCTGAGGGCTGTCGAGGTGAGCGACGGCGCGTGGTAGGCGAAGGCCGGCCTGATGGCAACCTTGCCCGCGTTGCCTCCAGTCAAGACGGCGATGTCGCCGCACGCTACGCCACCACTTGAACGGAACTGGATGAACGGGAAGTCGGAAGCGGGGTTTGCCGTGAAGTACAGCGGCACTCGAGCGACGACACGATCCTGAGTGGCAGTGTTGTTCCAGCGGAGGTAGCCACCTCCTGCGAGCAAGGCACCCATCTTGCCCGCACCCCAGGGGAGGGTCGAAGTGAACGCAGGCGCAGCCGTACCGGACTGCACGAAGTTGAAGTAGTCGCCGCTCACGCCACCGGAGTTACCGCCCGACCCTTGCGTGATCGTGGCACCAGGCGTACCGGCAGTGAATCGGTTGCTAAGGTCCATCGGTTCTCACGCGCCGTTCGTAATGGGGGCGTTGGCCCCAGTTTCCAGAATGGTGTTTTGGGAATAGCGATCAGCGAAAATGCTGGGCCGCAGGATGTAGTAACCAGCGCCCTGGTTCGTCGGATTTCCGTTATTGAGCGTCTGTCCCCAGTTGCTGCTGCGCTGGAGAAACCTGTTGCGTCGGATCGAGAGCCCCGTCCACGGGTTCGAGTATTTGTTTGAGTGGTTCAAGCTGGCGGTTCCGCCGCCAATCACGTTGTCCTCAATGCGCACGTTCTCGATGAGGTTCGCGTAGTTGGCATTGACCTCCTGCTGGAGCATGATGCCCGCGTTCCAGAAGTCGTCACCAGAGTTGTAGCCGCCAGGCCAGGTCTGGTAGCCGGTCATGTTCCGCTGACCGCCTAGCATGTTTCCCCAGAAGGTGAGGTTCTTGCCGGTGTTGGTCTGGATGGCGTCACAGTGAGGCTGTCCGTCACCGACCGCAGACCAGGGGTTCATGTAGTAGCCCTTGTGAATCCACGAACGGTCCACCTCGAGCCAACGCTCGTTCGGGTCTCCACCCGACGTGCGAGGAGTATGACCAACGATGTTCAGTCCGTCCTGGACGTTCGTGACCTCACACCAGTGCATGTCATAGTCACTGCCGTGGATGGCAGTGGTGTTGCGCAGGTGGATCATCTGCGTAGGGTCGTAGCCCTTCACGTCGAACCACCCCATCGGATCAATGATGCAGTTCTCCAAGGTGATGTGGCCGTAGCCGTTGCCATACGCCTTGATCACGCCATCAAGCCCAGTCGAGTACTGGGCCGGAGGCTTGCCACGAAGGATGCAGTTACGGAGGATCGGCGTGTTCCCCGAGATGACCCTAGGCAGAACCTGTCCCCAGATCTCATACCCGTCGAGGACGATGTTGTTGTCTGCCAAAGTCTGCGTGCCGGTGAGCTGAGTGAAGGACGTGATGTGGGGCAGAGGCCCCGTCGTCGTGGGGCCAGGAATGTACGCGCCCCGGACGAGTGCCGCCCTGTTCACAGGCGGGGTCGCCACAACGTCCACAGAAGCCCTGGAGACCCTGTAGGAGGTCGTAGGGGAGGAGACCTGGGAGATCGGCACCCACGCTCCAGCGTGGTGCTTGTAGAGGCTCACGGAGCCTCGTTCTCATCCAGGAAGAAGAGGTCCCCCTGGCGTCCGGTCTCAGGCGGGGGAAGTGCCTGTCCGGGTGCCCACACCCGTACCGTTCCCACCTTGTCCACCTTCTCGTTCAAGGTGGCAGACATGCCGGCAACCAGGCCGGCAGTGTCCGTGGCTACGTTGTTGGCAGTCGTCGCCGTGTTCAGTGCCTGAGTAGCAACAGCCAATGCGTTGTCATCGACTGCGTTCTCGAGCGCAGCCAGGCGAAGATCGAGTTCTTCCAGCGCGGCATTGAGCTTCACGTCCCAGTCGAGATCGCCGTCCTGGGGCAGGTTAAGAGCCATAGCTGCCTTCTCCGTATGGTCCTTCACCAAAGCCGGGGAAGGTGTCGTCTGGTGGGTCGGGGTTGGGATCGGGAGGACCGTCCTGAGTCTCGTAGCCGCTCGCGGCCAGGGTCGCTGCAACCTCGTCGGTGACGAGATATTCACGACCGCCCAGGAAGTAGGTCACTCCGTCTTGGAGAGGAGCCAGCTCCTCGTGCATGGGGTTCGGTCTGTCCGCAAACTGTGAGCCGGTCCACAGAACACTGACGCCGTAGTAGGTCTGGTAACGACCCCAGACGGGATCGTCTGTTCCCTGCTTCTTGAGTGTCGGTGGAGAGAAGTAGCGCACTAGGGATTCCTCATGCAGGTTCGATGCAGCAGTAAGCAGCCTCGGTCAAGGTCAGATGCGATGCCCGACAAGACGGGCAAGGCCACGCCTCAGGAGGAGGCTCGGGGTCCACGTCACTTCTTCTTCAGATCCTTGAGCGGAATCCACGAACCGGCGACGGTTCGCAGCCACCACAGGTCGTCGTTGAAACGACGGGCGACGAAGACACGAGACTCGCCGGCCTTGAGCGTGCGAGTAACTGTTGCGTTCACACGGGGAAGCTTGCGAACATTTGCGCCTCCCGGCTTCACGGCGTACCCGCCGAGGGCAGGCTTCGTAGCGGCAGCACCACGGAGACGGTTGGCAACCTGCTTCAACTTGGCAGAGCCTGCGTTGATCTCGAAGTGCATCTCATCGGCACGGTTCGAGTAGTTGCCGCCCCAGCGGACGGTTCCATCAAGCTCCTTCAGGATGACGCGGATAGCGTTCTCCTGCTTGTCGCTGAAGGTGTTGCGCTTACCGAGCGGATGTGCCGGTGCGTTCAGGTCGACGGCAGTACCGCTGGCGTGGTTGCTGTACCCAGACTTCGCGCCACGAACGGCGCGGTAGGCATAGCCCCAAGAGTGTGACTTCTTGATCGGCTCGACCGAGGCGTGAAAGCGGGAGCAGAGGTGGTCGAAGATGTAGGCGACATCGCCCTTGCGAGTACGTCCAGTGACCCAGCGGAACGACGCCATGCGGGGATCGAGGCTGGACTTGAGGACCGGCCAGCCATTCTGACTCGTAGCCATGTGTAGTTCCTAGGATGGTAGTGATGTCAAGCGGGTGGAGAGGGAGCCCTTCGCGACGGACTCCCTCTCCGAGGGGTCGACTATCAGCCGACGCCGTTGTTGCCGATGCTCGAGGAGGTCTCGAGACGGTAGAGGGCTTCCTCACGGAAGACCTTCCAGCCGCCGATACCGTGCCAGCCGACAGGCAGGAAACGGTTGAGCTTGTCCGAGATCGTGCCGACCTCAGGCTGGAACTCCTTCGCCACGGCCTCAGCAAGAGCTTCCTTGCCGAAGATGAGCGTGTCGTAGACGTTGGCGTTCGTAGCGCCAGCGTCAACGCGCAGACGGGCACGGCCCGTCTCCACGAAGTAGACACCCTCGTAGACGCCGACAGTTCCGGGCCAGATCAGGTCCGGGGCCGCGTACTTGTGAACGTCCTGCCACTCGCCGGCACCAGTCGCCGAACGGAGATCGTGCGAGACATCCGGGTGGATGAAGCCCTGGTACAGCTCGTTACCGATCCGCTCCTGGACAGCCTGCGCGCGGAGCTTCGCAACCGCACGACGAACGTCCTGCGAGTCGATGGTGGACGCAGCCGCGACCGTGACGGTCGAGGTGGCAGAGCCGCCGTAAGCGACCTGCGTGCCCAGCGAGAGAGCATCCCGCACAAGCTCGTCAATGGTGTCGCGCATGTTCCACGCGATCTGAGCGAGCTGGTAGGGCTGGATGTCGCTGAACGCGAACTTCATCGCACGGATCGTCAGGTTGGTGACGTTGCCGTACTCGTTCAGGGGGATGGTGACCGCAGTCGGGTTACCAAGACCAACGAAGTCAGGATCGGTGACCTCGTTGAGCGGCGTCTTAGAGACCGCCATGTCGGGGTAACGGTAGATGTCCACGCTGGAACCAGGCATGTTGACCTGGGAAGGCCGCACGTCTGCAAGGCTGCGCCACACCGGGGAGTGACGCAGTGCGCCACGAATCTCACGGTCCAGAGCGGCCTTGACGAGCGCGGTCAGCGTGGCTGTAGACGAATGAACGTCAGCCATGTTGAGTCCTTAGTTTGGCTCGGAAAGGGGTAATCACCCGAGCCCGAAACGCTTGGCTGCTTCCTGAAGGAACGCAGCGCCGTCCATGTCCTCAGAGAGGGATGCGTCGAAGTCCTCCACCGAAGTGGGCTCGACACGGGACAGCGCGTTCGACTGGAGACCGGCAAGCCGCTCCCAGCTTTCAGTCGGCATATCCGGGGCCTGGGGCTCCGGTGCGTCCGTGCTCGGGGCGGAAGCCTTGGAGCCGAAGTTGAAGATGTCGTTGTTGTCGTCAAGCCATGCGTCCACGGCTCGTTCGTCGGTGACATCTACACCGTCTGCTTCCATGAACCTGGCGGCCTTAGCCGGCAAGCCCTTGGCTTCCAGGGACCGTGACGCCTTGAGTCCTCGCAGCTCCTTCTCGTGGGCAATCCTCTGCGCCTTCTCTGTCTCATACTTGGACTGAAAGTCCTTGAGCTGAGCGCGCAGTTGAGAGCCCTCGGAGGGCTGGCTGTACTCGTTGTCGTCGTCGTCCCAGTTGTAGTCGCTCATGCGACCGCTCCTTTGTTGAGGTGGGCACAGACCGCACTGGCCCCGGAGGTAGGGCTCAATGGCTTCTGCTGGCGGCTTTGGATACGCCTCTTACTGCCGCCGCTTACGGGCAGGGAGGGAGTCTGTTTGCGCGGACAGTACACGCGCGGTAGTATTGTCACATCCCAGCAAAACCCGGATGCTGGGCCTTGGGGAAGCGGAGGGGCCTGTGTGATGCAGGCCCCTCCTTCCGTCTTAGTACTGACCGCCAGTGGACTTCTGCTGGACGCCGTAGGTAGACGAACCGCTGAACGCGGAACGCTCCGCAGTACTGATCTTGCGACGACGCTCGAGAGCGTCAGCGTTGTTGTCGAAGACCTCCGACAGAGCATCGCTCTGGCTGTACGCCACACCGTGAACGTCACCAAGACGCTCAAGGCCCTTCATCTGACCGACCTGGCCGAACCCCTGAAGGGCAGCTTCCTCGGAGAGACCGAACGAAGCCAGGCGCTCCACGTAGTCCGTGGTCACGTCCACGCCGCTCTTGATGGCAGACGAGCCGATCTTCACCGCGTTCATCTGACGCTCGATCAGAGGGCGAGCACGGCTCGGGTCCAGAGCCTGAGCAATCAGGCTCCCGTTCGTCAGGCCCATGCGGGCGAGCATGGTCTTGGTCGCAGTGTCCTCACGAGACGCCACATCGCTAGCGGCCTGAAGCCGCTGCTGGATCTCAGCAGGAGACACCGACTTGCCGATGAACTCAGCGAAGTCAGCAGGGTCGTCGTAGAACCCGACAGGCACACCGAAGTTCTTCATCGCCTGGGCGTATGAACGCTCCGTGGCTAGGTACTCACCAGGAGACAGGACCGGAAGACCAGCGGCCTTCAGCTTCTCGTTGCCGGCGAAACGGACCTTCCAGGTCTGCGTGTTCTGCACGGTGAGGTCGATCGTCGCCTCGGTGTCACCGTTGGTGAGGCCCTTCTTGATGGCCTCAATGATGTCCTGGTTGGCAGGCAGCCCGTAGTTGGTGAGCTGCTTCAGGATCGAGTTGTAGACACTCTCCTTGAAGGGACTCGTAGGAGTCGGCTTCGGAGGAGCAGGCTTCGGCTTGGGCTTGGTGATACTGCCCTTGGGCTTCGGCTTCGGGGCCGGCTTCTTGATCTGAGCGCCGCCCTTGTTGGGCGGCTTCAGGTTCTTCTTCGGCGCATACCGCTTAGGTGCCATCAGCCCTTCAGCCCCCAACGGGTGACGAGGTTGTCAACCACTGCCATCCCCTTGTCTCGAGCGTTCTGGGTGTACTGCCAACGGCTGTCCTGGCGAAGCTTGTCCTCAAACTCGGTCAGCGACATCTGACCGGGGACGCCAACACCCTTCTTGTCCGCTACGCGGTAGGAGAGCATCGACCGGATCTGGCTGTCCTTCAGGTCGATCTGACCGGGGTTAAGCTCGAGGATGTTCGCCATGCTCTGCTTGTACGGCTCGATCACATCGTGCATGGTCATACCCGAGTCCAGCTCGTCCGCGAACTGGCTGTAACGCTTCTTCGCCATTTCCTTGAAGTTGTTCTGATAGCCCTCAAGGGTGGCATCGTCGCCTGCGACTGCCTCAAGGGCATTCGCATACCAGTCGTTCGAGACCGTCACGCCGTACTGGCTGGACATCTTCTTGAGCTGGTTCAAGTTGGAGGCAGCGTTACCACGAAGAGTGTTCTTCTGGATGTTCTGCTTCCAGTTGATCGAGTTGGAGACATGCTCCCCGATCTGCTCATCGTTCCAGCCGAGCTTCAGCGAAGCGTCCGCGATCTTGGCGAGGGTGTTCTGTGACGGCGTAGAGCCGCCCATCTGCCCCCACATGTTCGTGATGGACGCCATGCGCTGCTTGATGATGGCCTTGTACTGGGCAGGGTCCGAGGTCTTCAGCACGACGTACTTGCGCTGAGACTCGCTCTGCGTCTGGAACCACTTCGTGTCCCGCAGCTCAGCAACGAACCGGGCCGGCGTGAGGTTCTTGTTCACTGCCCGGTTGAACAGCTTCCACAGTTCCTTGTTGGACTTCAGCGTGGCAAGCGCCCAGCCGTACTGGCTGGCGAGTTCCTTCTTGTCCAGACCGCCATTACCGCCTCCGCCTGCGGGGCGGTTCTTCTTCTTGGGTCGGGGCACTAGAGTCTCACTCCCCACGCATTGCCGGCATCAAACATCTTGGCGATCTCCACAGACTTTCCGGGGCGAGGTGCGTGAATGACGCGGCCCTTGCCGATATAGATTGCGATGTGGTCTGCCCCGCCGTTACGGCTGGAGTTGTCCCAGGCCACAAGGTCACCAGGACGCAGGTTCTTCAGGCTGATCCTCTTGCCGGCCCTGGCCTGGTCAGCCGAGATCCGGGGGAGATCCTTGTGTCCCTTGAACGCCCACTGGACGAACCCGGAGCAGTCCATGCCCTTGCCGAGCTGAGTGCCACCCCAGACATACGGAGTACCGAGCGCCTTGCGCGCGCGGTTGATGATGTTGCCTGCTGCACCTGAGGCCGCAGCATCAGGGATGCCACCGGGGCCGGTGAACATCGCAGGGTCCACGTCGTACTGGTTCTTGCCGAGACTCTGAACCTGCTGCTTGAGCGAGTTGAGCTGTTCGGTATCGAACGTGGGGAACGTGGGGTCGATGTCATCGAACTCCATCGGCGCATCGGCAGCTTCAATGCCGAGAGCCGTAGGCGAAGCCACAGAGCGGGCACGCTTCTGCGCCTCTTCCATGTCCTCGATCTGGCCCACGATCTGAGACTGCGTTTGCATGTCCTGCAACGCGGCAGCGTTGGCGTCCTCCATGCCCTGTGCATTCGGGCCGTAGAACGTCGTCGGCGCACTGACGTTGCCGGTGTTCTTGTACTTGCCCAGCAGCTTCGCTGTCGGGTCTTTCCACTTGGCATAAGCCTCGGGGAACGCAGACCGCTGGACCGCCTGTGCGGCCTCCGTCATGCGCATGGAGTCCCTGTTGTCGACACCCTTGAGAGCGTTGAAGAACTTCTTGGACGCATAGCGGGGATCGGTGACCTGCTGAACCGTGCCCCACCCCTGAGACGGACGCTGCTGGAACAGCCCCTGGCTGTCCCTGTCGCCGTGCCTCAGGTTGCGGAGAGTGGACTCCTGCATGGCAGTCATCAGGCCGATGTGGATGTCGCGGGTGGACATGCCCATCTCGCGGCCTACGCCAATGATGATCCGAGCGTTGCGGACCTGCTCCTGTGAGAACCCCACTACATGTTCACGGGGCTGTCGAGAGCCCCCAGCATGGCGTTGTAGTAGGTGGTAGCTGCCTGGTACGCGCCGGCTTCCGGCGTGTTCTCAAGCTCCTCCTCAGCCATGCGCTCAGCATCGTTCTGGTTGAACCCAGACTTACGAGTGGTGTGCGAAGCAGAGCTTCCCGTAGCGGCATCCACCGTCTGATCGGTGGTCACCTCGTCCGGGTTCTCCGCAGCGATCTGGTTCGCCCTGTAGGCGAACTCGCGGATCTCCTCGTGGGACGCCTTGCGGCCCAGAGCGTTCGTAGCGGCGTTGCGCATGATGGCCCAGGCGTCGCCGTCCGTGAGGTCGTTGACGCTCGAGGACGAAGAGGACGAGGACTGAAAGCGACCCTTGGGCTTGCCCGTCTCCGGGTCAAGACCGTACGGAGCATGGACGGGGTTGCCGTCCGCGCCCGTGGTCCAACCAGGAAGCATCTGCCCGGTGACCGCAGAGTAGCCCTGCGGCACCTTCTCGGCTCCGGGGGTGTTGCGCTTCTCCAGCTCGAGCACATCCCAAGGGGTGCGCTTGCGGCCCTTGGCGTAGTAGTTCGCAGAGATCGCGAGCACCTTGCCCCAGGCATCCTCGACAGCGAGCATGTCGCCGGCCTTCTCCGGGTCGAGACGACCCGCAGCGATGAGACGCTTCTTGACCTTCTCCAGGAACTTGTCATCCTCATAGATGCGGTTCACCGCACCCTGGATCGTCAGCTCCTTAGGAGTGTGCTTGACCTTGCCCTTGGGGGTAACATCCCAGTCCCTGCGGCCACGGTTCGGGTAGTCGCCCGGACCCTGACCCATGTAGACCTTCGGGTTGTCCTGGGCAGCACCAGGAGGACCGGCGGTAGGGACACCGCCGCCTGCTCCCTTGGTAGCAAGAAACTCCGCGCGAATCTCATCGGGGTCCACTACGCAGCCTCCTCCATGTCATCGCTAAGCCACGGATCACGCTCAACAGCGGTCGCGTAGTAATGTCTCTCGAAGTCAATGCTTTCCTCGATGAGCGAGCTGACAGTGAAGTCCAGGTACTCGCGCAGGTCGGCATTCGCCTTCGCCTGAATGGTGGACGCGCCACCAGCAGCGGCACGCTTCTCAAGCTCTGCGCCGATCTGCTCACGCACACCGAGGTACGTGGTCAGGGCCTGCTGCCCACCTGCACGCAGGGGGTCAGAGTTGAGCTTCTTGTCAGACGCAATCGTCTTCATGTCACCCAGAAGCTCGTTGTACTCTTCGGGGTTGAACGAGGTGAGGTCTGCGTACCACTGAGGGTTCTCCTCAGCGATTGCACCCTTGGCGAACTGGATGAAGTCCTTCAGGTCGTCGCTGTCGCGATACGACTTGAACCCCATGTCGGCTGCCTTGGCATTCGCCCACGTGAGGAACTTGGAGTACTCGTTCCAGCCCTGAGCAACCACAGCATCACGTGCCGCCTGCTCCGGGTTCTTCTTGGAGATGTACGTACCCTCAGATCCTCGAGCGGACTGAAGATGCCTGTACGCCTCTTCGGAGAAACCTTCCTTGTTCTTCTCCCCAAGCACCATGCGGTAGAGCTTCGGGTTCACCACCCGCAGCGTGTCCTTGTAGTACTTGACTCCCTCAATAGTCTCGGCGGTAGCCGAGAGCTGACCGGGGTTCTGAGACCTGCTCTTCGTGAGAGCGAAGAACTCAGCGCCGTACTGCTTCACGAACTGCTCGGTGGCCCAGTTCTGGTCCTTGTCCTCTGCCTGGCCCTTCTCCTGGAGACGTCGGTACTCCTGACGGAGACCTTCGTACTTCCCGTTGAACATGGCCGGCGCGGGGGACAGGATCGAGTTGACGAACCGCCACCCGGCAAGGGTGCCCGTCTCGGACTCTGCCTGCTTCTCCAGCTTCCGCTGCTCCGACATGGAAGGGGCGCGGCCCTTCTCCAGCTCGAAGTCCACGATCTTCTCCTGAAGGTTCGTCGCATACATCGCGTTGAACTCAGAAGAGTGCTCCTCTACCCACGGCGCATAAGCCGTGTACAGCGTGTGTATGCGCTTAGCGCTCGCGGGCATGAGCGGATCAAGAACGCCTTCGGTAGGACCGAATGGCAGGATCGCCTTGGAGAAGTGCGAGATGTTCTTCTTGTCCGCCCACTGCTTAGCCAGGACGCTCGTAGGAATCTGAGCGATCGGACCGAAGCCGGGGTTCAGGATGCCGCCACCGTTGAAGATCAGGTTGAACGACGATTCACCCACCGTCTTGCCCGTGCGGTTACGCGGGTCGCTGGTGTCCTTGCCGCCCCAGGCGTGGGGGAGCTGGATCAGGATGCGGTTGTTGCCCTCGGGGAACTCGCCCGGCTCTACAAGCTCGCCCTCCTCGTCCACGGTCAGACCGAGGTTACGAGGCGCATCGAACGCCATCTGGAAGCGACGAACAACCTGAGGGTTGTCCGAAGCGATCCGGCCCCAACGGTGCATCGACTCCTGCCAAGCCGCAAAGAACGGCGACAGGTAACGCATCGTCGTAGCGGCATCGCTCTGCGAGGCCACGTTGAACAGCGTCTTGCGGACGTGGTGATCGGCAGACTTGCGGGCCTGCTCCTGGATGCGGTTGACATCCTCAATGTCGATCTTCCCGTCAACGATCCGGCCATTCTCCCTGTAGAGCTGGGCCAGACGATCCGCCTCGCGGCGGTAGTGGGAGATGAACAGCGGGTGACGCGACATCGCGTTGGACGGAACCTCAGCGATGAGGTGGAAGATCTTGTTGATGGCAGCGTTCAGGTTCCGAGCGTTCTGCCCGGTGCCCATGTTGGTGTCCACCGCACCACCGTTCACGACGGGCCGCATGGCCTGGTCAGGAACAGCAGCCTCAAGATCGGCTCGAGTCAGGTCCCGCTTAGCAGCAAGCTGACGCAGCTCCGGGGTCGGAAGCACGTCGTTGATGACCTGCTCCATGTTGTTGACCCAACGCTCCTTGTCTCCAGCGAACGCCGGGTGCCGGCGAGCAATCGCCCTACCCTCGTGCGTCGTGCGGAGGAACTTCAGCGCATCCTCGGTGGTGCCACCGTCAAGGAAGATCTTCGCAAGCTGCGAAGAGCGAATCTGCCGGTTGATCGAGTGCGACCAGGCAGTCATGTAGCCAGGCTCATCCGGCGTAACGTCACGCCACGAACCGGACTGACGGTACTGCTTCAGCGCACCGTCCTCCACGCCCTGGACGTTGTTGTCCAGGACCGCACCGTTCTCCACGATGTTCTTGGACATGAGACCCTGGTTGGAGCCATAGGCATCCTCAAGCTCGATGCCCTGGACCTTGATCTTGCCGCCGGCAAGCGTGGTCTTCTCAGAGTCGAACTTGTTCTGCTGAAGCATCCGCTTGATCTCAGCAAGACGAGCTTCGTCCTGGTAGATGTCCATGTTCCCCGACTGCTCCATGAGCATGTCGCGGTCGGGAATGAGGTCGGTCTCTCCTGCGTCGATCCGCCTGTTGAAGTCCTGGATCTCGTCCACCTCAGACTTCAGGCGGGCCGTCAGATCCGGGTCGATGACCCGCTCCTCGAGCAGAGACTTCTCAGCCAGGAGGCTGCGACGGATGCTGCCCTCGCGGTTCTTCATCTTCGCGGGCAGGCCGTTCTTGAGGATGACTCCCCAGATGGACATTGCCTGACCAGTAGCCATCATGCGCAACTGGTCATCGCCCAGGATGCGGATTGGGTAGCCGAGACGCAGCAGCGTGCCGGCCTTCCAGTACTTGTTCAGAGCATCCATGCCAGCGGTGAACTGGTGGGAAGCGTCGACACCCTCAGGGTTGTAGAGAGCGTCGAAAGCCTTCTTGCCGAAGCGTCCACGCTTCGTCTCGTACCAGTCGTCTCCCATGTCCTTCAGGAGCTTCTGGCGACGAGCCAGAGTGCGGTCCAGATCCTTGATGTCCAGGAGGCTGGTCGCGTGTACGCGCTGCGTGTCCCAGAACGGGGCAGGCTCAACGGCAGTGATAACGCCGTCCTCGTCCACAATCGTGGGGTACTCGTCCGCACGAAGCGGACGATCGGTACCGTCCTCGAGCTTGACGCGGCGACCACTCACGTCGCCACTGGGGGCGAACGACTGGGCCTGCTGCTCCTGGATGGAACCGAAGTGCCGGCTCCGCTTGTCCTGGATGGAGCGAGTCAGCTCGGTGATGTACTCCTCATTGATCTCGTACTTGCGTGCGAGAGACTTGACCATCTCCTGCTCGGCCTCTTCAGTGATGGCCTTCGCGGTGTGCGAATCACCCTCAGCAACCGAGGTCATGCGAGCCAGGTAGTTCTTGCGTGTGGCGTCATCGACACCAGCACGGCGCATCTCACCGTCCAGGACACCACCCAGGTGTCCCGTGTTGAACAGGTTCATCAGACCGGGGTTAGCCGGCGTACGCATCTTGTCGCTGGCCTTGTAGCCGAAGCCCACCGTCTTCATGGGCAGGTCCCAGAACGCACCCTTGACCAGCTTCACCGGGGGCGAGAGCAGTCCGTTGCGCATGAGGTGCTTGTGCGAGAAGTCGTTGACCTCATCGTTGATACGCTTGCCAGTCTTGACCAGCGCTTCCACAGGCTTACCGAGGGTCTTGTCAACCACGTCGTAGCCGGTGTGCATGGTGCCGTCACGGCCCAGGCCCTCATCGTTGAGGCGGGCAAGCGAACGCTTGCCGGCGGCCGTAGGTGCGAGGGTGTTCTTCTGGAGCACGCCAAGCAGGTTCTCGACATCGAGAGCGCCGGGAATGTTTGCCAGCTTCCGCTTGGCCTCAGCAACCGTCGACACGTCAGCACCCCATGCGGGGGTCAGGCCGGCAGCCTCAGCGGCTCGAGCCTGCGTCGTCCCGGTCACACGACCGGAGAGCGCATCGTCAACCTCGTCAGCGAGGGAGTCGAATCCGTCAGCGAACTTCTGCCCCTCTTCGCGGGTAGCCTGGATGCGCTTCAGCGCACCAAGGTCACCGTAGGTGAGGGCAAGCAGATCCTTCTGCACGTTGAGGCGAGTAGCGTCGTCCTCAATCTTGTCGGTCTTCGCCAACCAAGCGGCAGCCTGGTTCCCGAAAGGAACCTCTTCCAGGGTGGGGAAAGCCTTCTGGATCTGGGCAGCGTTCAAGCCACGGATGTAGCCGGGAGTGTAGGTGCCAGTCTCGTCAATACGACCGATGACAGCCTCAACACGATCCGCCTGATCGTTCATCAGGAGCTTCTTCGGCTGAATCCATTTCGGCAGGCCGTACGTCTTGACCGTGTAGTCAGCAGAGCGATCCATCGCCTTGCCAACTTCCGCAGCCGCCTTCGCGGACAGCGGAGCATCGCGTCGCAGGCGACGCAGGGCACCGATAGGCTTCAGCGCCAGGTAGGCGGGGTCTGCATACCACGTGGCAGCAGCATCACCAAGGCCGGTGAGGATGTTCGCGGCAACCGCGTCCTCAGACCCGGCGTGCTTGCGCAGCAGGGACTGGTAGTCATCCCAGTCCTTCGCGTTCGGGTCATCGCCCAACGGGTCGATCTGAAGATCGCCCTCACCCGTACCAATGGCCTGACCGATCTCGCCGCCAGCAGCACTGCCGACCATCGCGATCGACTGAGCGATAGTCATGTCGTCTCCGCCGGCACCGGCTGTCTTGACAGCCTCACCCGCAGCCTTGAACGAGTCCTCGCCCCATTCGCCGGTCTGGAGACCGTGCGTAACGTACGTCGCAGGCTGCGTGACGAGAGGGGTGATTTCCTTGCGGTATGCCATCTCGCTGTACTTGGCGAGCTGGTTGACACCGTAGCCAGTGATGGTGCCGTTGTCGATCAGAAGATCGGCAGCACCACGGTAGTTCTTAGCA